CAATGTAAGTGTTACTAGATTTTATCAACTACAAGGTTGTAAAATGATGTATACATCTAGAAGAAGAAAAGAAAGAGAAGGCACATATCTATTTACTATAGATTGGTGTGCTGGTGACTATAATGAATTAGATTTTGGTTATGCAGAAAAACCTGATCAACATAAATGTGGACATGTAATAGAATTAGACGATGGTAACTATGCAATACAACCCAACAATAGATTAAGAATCTTTGATCCATCGATGGCAGCAGATCCATCTAAACCCCTTATACATAGACTAGTTAATACTAGAATATGGTCTGTAGAAGACACATCAAAATGGATAACTGATGAGAATCAAGAAGGAAGTTACGACTATGAATATAAGGAGATAAAAGATGGCGAAGAAAAAGTCAACAGTAAATAAAGCAGGTAACTACACTAAGCCAGGTATGAGAAAGCGATTATTTAATAAAATAATGGCTGGAACAAAGGGTGGCAGAAGTGGACAATGGAGTGCCAGAAAAGCGCAAATGCTAGCGAAGCAGTACAAGGCAGCTGGCGGAGGTTACAAGTAATGGTAAGAAAATTAAATAAAGTAGCTAAAGCATTAGGTAAAGCATCTAAGCTACATAAAAAACAATCTAACATTATTAAAAAACATATTAAAGAAATGAAATCTTATGGCAAAAAAAAGAGATCCTAAAGTAGGAACTGGTAAAAAGCCAAAAGGTTCAGGTAGGAGGTTGTATACAGATGAGAATCCTAAAGATACTGTCGGTATTAAGTTTGCAACTCCTACAGATGCCCGTAAAACTGTGGCAAAAGTTAAACGAATCAACAAACCCTTTGCAAGAAAAATCCAAATTCTTACGGTTGGTGAACAGAGAGCCAAAGTTATGGGTAAGACGCAGGTGGCTAGCATATTTAAGAAAGGTAAGGAATCAATCAGAAGAGGGAGGAAAAAGTAATGGCACTCGCAAAGAGCCAAAGGAGTCTTAAAGCATGGGGAAAACAGAAATGGAGAACGAAATCTGGCAAGAAGTCTTCGGAGACTGGGGAAAGATATTTGCCAGAGAAAGCTATCAAAGCTCTATCATCTGCGGAGTATGCGGCAACGACAAGAGCAAAACGAAAAGGAACAAAAAAGGGCAAACAATTTGTGAAGCAACCGAAAGGGATTGCAAAAAAAACAGCTAAATACAGGAGGTACAGCTAATGCCAGGACATTATGGAAAAATGATAAAAAATAAAAAAATGAAAAACGGTAAGAAGAAAGTTACTGGAAATAGAAAAAAACTAGATATGGACAAAGATGGTAAACTAACTAAAAAAGACTTTGCTATGTTAAGAATGAAAAAGAAAAAAGGTAAAGCGTAATGCCAGGAAAAGGTTTATACGCAAACATACACGCTAAAAGAAAGCGTGGTGGTAAAATGAGAAAAAAAGGTGCTAAAGGTGCACCGACAGCTGCTAATTTTAGGAGAGCTGCAATGACAGTTAAGAAAAAATAATGGTAGCTAAAAAATATCAAAACCCCTCAGGTGGATTAAATGAAGCAGGTCGTAAATATTTTAAAAGAACGACTGGTGCTAATTTAAAAAGACCTAGTAAAAAAGTTGGTAACAAACGTAGAGCTAGTTTTTGTGCCCGTATGAAAGGGATGAAAAAGAAACTAACATCTGCTAAAACAGCTAATGATCCAAATTCAAGAATTAATAAAGCACTTCGTGCTTGGAATTGTTAGTTTATTAATATTAGGAAACATTATGGCAGAAGCATCGGAATCATTTCCAAAATCTTTTTATGATACAGTTGTAAAAGTACAATCAGAATACGATGAGGATTCTTTTGAAAGAAGAGTCAATCCTGCATTAGTTGTAACTGTTGCTGCTGTAGAAAGTGGCTATGGAGATTTTCCAAATGCACCTACAGCTAAGTCAGCTAATAATTTTATGGGTAGGCATGCTATAGGGGATGAGCCCTTCGTTGCTACAGCTAGTGGTGTAAAATTAAAAAAGTATGAAACAGTTGAAGATAATATTAGAGACTTTTTAAGATTAATGAAAGTTGGTAGCTACTATAAAGATTTTAGACAGGCAGTTAATGAAGGAATGCCAATAGAAGATCAGTTTAGAAATCTTAATAACTATTCAACTAATCCTAAATATTTTGATTTACTTTACAACTCTTATAAAAAAAGAGTATCACCTATAGAACAGACTAATAAAATGTTTCAAGGTGAAAAAAGTTTAGGTGATCAAATGAATAAACTACAATTACCATTAATGTAATATGCCTTTACCGCCTTTACTATATATAGCAACAGGAGCTGGTAGATTTGCATTACCTTATTTACAAAGAGAACTTGTAAAACAAGGAACTAAAAAATTTATAAAAGATCATGGTAAAGAAGCATTAACTGCTGTAACAGGTGGTGTGGTTCTTAATAGAGTTATGGATGAAGAACAAGATCCATCTATAACACAAAGTGTTGCAGAGTCACCTGAAGGTTTAGTAATCGGTGGTGAGCCAAAAGAAACATTACCCCCACCTCCACCATTAGTTACACCTGAACCTGAAAAGATAGACACAAAATTAGAAACACCTATTGATCAAGGCATAAAGAGTGAACCTCTTATCACGCCTGAGCCAAAAAAAATAGATACAACTTTAACTACACCAGTTGCTGATCCACCAAAAAAAGAAGATTTTATTCTTACAAAAGATAAAGCTGAGACAGGTGCTCTAACAGATGTAGAAGTACAAACTGCAACATCGTTAAAAGGAAAACAACCTGATTACTATTCTAAAGTAATAAAGGGTATGGATGACTTTAAACAACCTATAGCTAGTAAAGAACAAGTAAAAAATTATATAAAAAATTTAAAAGCAACAGAAGCTGAAACTATTTATCTTGGTATTGATAATTTAATTGATAGTTATAAAGGTGATAAAGTTGATATAACAAAATTTAAAAAAGCATTAGCTAAAAGAGATATATCATCTACTATAAGAGCTGAGGAAATACCTAAAGATTTAAGTGTATCAGGACTAGGAGGGGATCGTAATACTCATTACGACCACCCTAGTTTACCAGGAAAAAAAATAGATAAAAGTATTTTATTAATAAAATTTGATAGGCCGCCTGGAGAACAAAAGTATTTCCCACCAGCAGGTCATTTTAACCCAGTAATTAGTGCAGATACTATAGCACATGTAAGAGGTCAAATGGGTTATGACTTAGAAGTATATGGCCCTGACGATACGTTTACAGAAGAAGAGATAGAAGCACAAAAAAAATTAAATAATACTTTTATAATAGATGAAATACAATCTGATTATTTACAAGATCAAAGAAAGAATGGATTTGTAAGTGATTATAAAATTTTAAATAGCGATGAGATTATAGATTTTTTAAATAAAAATAATATTAAGTATATAAGAGACAACAGAGAAGACACAAACGTTATAATATTTGATCAAAAAGGCAGAACTGATCTTAGAGATATATTTAGAGTTGACCCTGATGGTGCTTTAAAAACTAGAGAAATTCCTCTTGGTGATAAATATAGGCATATACTTTTTAAAAATAATTTTTTACATAGTTTAGTTCCATATGATGCTTTTGATACTTATCAAAATAAATATGCCAATAGTCTAGATTTAAAAACACAGGCAGATAGAAGAGGTAAAACTAGATTATCTAAACAAACTTTAGATGAAAGAGCTAAGATGTATTTAAAAAGGGTCTATAAACCTGTGCCAAATTTACCAATAGTTAAAACAGAAAAATGGGTTGACCTTAGTATTGATGCTGCAATTAAAAAAGCTATATCTGAAGGTGCTGATAGCATTGGATTTGTAAGTGGTAATGTTCATACTAATAGATATGAACATGGAATGGGATCAGAAGAGCAGCAAGGTTTAAATTATTTTTATGATAATATTGTTAAAAAAAGATTTGAAAAAATTGCAAAAAAATATGGTGTAGAAATAGAAGAAGTATTTTTAAAAAGCACACAATTTCAAAAATTAAGTGAACAATATCAATATGCAGAAAGTAATGAAAACGCTGTGCTAACAAAATTAACTGCTAAAGAGTTATTAGATAAATTAACAACTGGCCCTGAACAATTTTTCGAATTACCAGACTACTTTAATATGGTCATAGGTGTACCTGATACTTCTGCTGAAATGGAACAATTTATGGAGCCTAAATTTTTAAAACAAAATAATATTTTAGAACAATTAAAATCACAAATAAATATTACAAAAACACTTGGAAAAGAAACGGAAGAAAAAGGTACTTATGGGCCTGAGTCAGAATATTTAGTTTGGACAATAGATAATGGTGAAAATGTTTATTTAAAACTACCTGCTATACAAGTTAAAGTATCCAACTACGCTAAAGCAGGAGAAAAAGGATTTGCAGATGAAGGATTAAGAGATGTTGCAGCAACAGGAGTAGTTACAAATTTTGAAACCTCTAAATACATAAATGACTATGATGCTGTATTAATTAATGAAGAGATAGAGGACACTGCACGAAATGAAACTATTTACAAAATGCCTTTACCAAAAGAATTGCAAAAAGAAATATTAAGCAAGCCCAAGAAAATGTCAAAATTACAGGGGCAATCAAATAGACTTTTTGCATAAAAAAAGGGAAGCCTAACTTAATAGACTTCCCTCGCAGGCAACACGAAGACCGCTTGACTTTTTAGTCAGGTGGTCTTTTTTTTTGAACAGAACGATAAAGGTCTCTATCACCCCATCGTTTCTGCCAAAACCAAGTACTCAATGAACTAGCCCAACCCTCAAATTTATCCATGATAGGATTGTGCCAAAAGTAATATCTAAACTTTTTGTATAAGTTGTTTGATGTCATCTTGTAATTTCCTTCCTACAGCATTTGCATGGTTGATTACAGCAGCACATAAGTTACCATGATAAGGATAACCCTTAAGTGCATCTCTTACTTTAGCTACAGGTTTACCACCATAATCAATTACTATTGCATTATCTCTATTAAGACCTATTTTTAATTCAAATAATATACCAGTGTATTTATCAATATTATTTTTTTCCGCCATCTTTATCCTCCACATTAGATTGTGGAGTTAGGGTAGATAAACTTGTCATAAGTTGTACCACTTCTCCATAAGGTCTTGTCATTAAGTATCTCATAATATCCATTAGTTGTTTAGAACTTATACTATAAGTTCTTGGGGTAGTTTGTTGTTTTATTTTTTCTTTCTCCATCTATCCTCCTGTATTAAAATGGTATGTTGTCATAATCAAAATGCTTTTCAAGTGTATCTAAGTTTTCTTGTGCATTTGATATTTTTGTTAGTAGTTTATCTATCTCTTCTATATGTTGTGGATGTTCCCCAATACCTACAGAGTTATCAAGATATATTAATACTGATGCTTTAGCTTGTGCTATTTCAGCTTCATATTTTCTAGCTAATGCTTTTACTAAATGTGTTCGTACAGCACTCATTCTGCACCTCTAAAAGCATAGTATTTATCTTCTATTAAATCTTCATCTAATAAATAAGGATTGTCTCTACCTTTTTTATTAAACTCAGTTCTTAAATCTCTTATAGTTTGATTCAATGTTCTGCCTTGATTAAGGCTAGCACAAACTAAATCATCTACTTCTATTAATGCTTGCTTTATTGCTCCCATTTTCATCCTCCTGCAATTGTTTATTTAATTTATTTATCTCATTCTGTGTGTGAAGCATAACTTCTTGTAAAGCTATTATCTTACCTAACACAGACATTTTTTCTCCGTGTGTCATTTGACCTCCTTTATTAGTCTGTTTAAATACCATTGTGCTTTTTCTAAATCTTGTAAAGGTTCACCCTTAAATTTATATCTAGCAACATATTTCAAAACGTTACCCTTCAAGTACCCATGGTATTCATCATCTGTCATACAATCTTGTATAACATCTATAGTTTCTTTTTTACCATACTTGTAGTGTGCAGGTGAATTAACATTATCATGATGTTCTAGATCAGATTTAAAGTCTACCATATTCTCTCCTTATTGCATTATAGTCAATTGTTTCAATGTTATAAGATCCATTAGTAACTTCTCTTTTAACTACAATACCACTCCACCACATATGCTGAGTATCTCTAGCAAAATGTTCTTTATGATTCAAATAACATCCTGCAGATAAAGCATGTAACTTTTTACCATTTGGTAAAGTAGATGTAGCATAATCTAACAAATGACTATGACCTACTGTAGCAGATACTTTGTGTTTTGTCAATAGAGTTCTAGCTATATTCTCTCCTGATATTGCACTACCTAATATACCTGATGGAAAATGATGAGCATAATATACACCATTTAAAACTTTGTTTTGTTTATAAGGTATCTCTTGCCAACCATAATCTTTAAATTTAAGATCACTAATTTTAAGAGTACCATCTAGTTCAGGATTTTCTTCTACGAATCTATCTATTCTATCTTCGTGATTACCATGTAGCATAATCTTTCTACCTTTAAATTTACCCAAACCTTTATTAAATAAAGATAATGCTTCATGTGAATGCTCCATATCTTTTTGATATCTTCTACCTTCAAATGATTTTTTCTTTTTATCATACGAAGATAAAGAATCCATACTACAAAAAT